CCCCGAATGGGCCTCATATGTTGCAATGGATAAAGATGGGACGTGGCACTGGTATGAACACCAACCAACTATACTGCATCAGATTTGGGTTGATCTGGGTGGGCGGTGCGTAGAAGTTGAAACTACACGCTGGAAAGACACTCTACAACAACGGCCTCAAGAATAACTCAGGTGAAGTGATGACGATTTATCTTGATTTAGATGGTGTGTTTGCCGACTTTTCGGGTGCAGTTCAGCGACATTGCCCAGGTGTGTATTATGAGATTGATTCAAAGAAGGTGTGGGAAACTCTTCAAACTATTCCACACTTTTTTGGGGCCCTAAAGCGCTTGCCAAATTCGCGACAGATTTATGACGCAGTAATTGGAAATGATCAAAATGTTGAATTTCTAACAGCGCTACCGAGGGCGACAGGACTCCTGAAAACAGCTCAGCGCGATAAGACTGAGTGGGTTCATTATTACATTGATGAATGGGTTCAGGTCAACTGTGTGAGTAGTTGGCAAATGAAGAAACATTTCTGTCTTGGTCCCTGTGACATTCTAATTGACGATTCTCGACGCAACATTGAGGACTGGATGTCAGTCGGCGGCACTGGAATTCTTCATGTATCGATTGAAGACACTCTTATGCAACTGAAACGGCTAGGTTTGACATGAAAAGAAAACTACGTAAACTTTTTCGAGAACTGTGGTATCCACTCATGATTGTCGCATGCGCTGGAATTGCATGGTTCATCATCAGCTCACGGATGGTATGATGCAGTCAAAACTGGAATCGATAGTCGAAGTCTCACTAAATGTTTTCATTGGTTGGTTGACTGGTGTAACCACACAACTGATCATTTTTCCGATGTTTGGAATCCATGCATCTTTCAGTGATCAACTTTGGATTAGCATTATCTTTACAGCAATTTCAATCATCAGAAGCTATATCATTCGCCGATGGTTCAATCGGCGTCTACGAAATGTTGCATCCGGTCTAGCGAAGAGGATTTCATGAAAAACTTTGATCACGACATAATGTGGCTCACTCTAGAAAACATCGTTATCCTATGCGTGATTTGTTTTCTGGTTTGGCTAACTGGTTCTGGTTGGTGGATACTTTTGGCGTTCTTCATGAATACCACAGGTGAACGTTATCGTAGGACTTCAATAGATAAGGCCGCTGACAATGAACAGTAAATTCAATTTGTTTGTGTTTGAGCTCATCTTTGTAGCGATTGCAATTCTAATAGGCATATTTATCGCTGATGGCGCTCCTACCGCTTTCAAGCATATGATAGAATTCATTGGCGGTTGGAAGATCGGTGAAATCGCAATACATTTGGCGAAACGTTTTTCAACTTGGCTTGATAACGCTTGGTGACAAGAGATAAGTAATGAAAACACTCACCAATAATGGAGAGTTTAGATGGAACTGATTATTGCCGATAATTTTGGGATCTCCAAAGTCGTGGAGGATGTGACTATCATTCCGCGAATTGGTGAAAAGATTCTAAAGGCGCTATGATCCCACACCAACTGTCATTGGGTGTCTTATGACTTTGACGACGAAGTTGTTTATGTGACAGTTAGCCAATTAGGATAAACAATGAAAGTTAACATCGGTAAGTACTGTAATTGGTTTGGACCTTTTCAACTCGCAGAAAAGTTGATGTTCTGGCGAGATAAGAAAGATGCGCGCGTTTATCGCCTTGGCCATTATCTTGCATATGGAACATTTGAAACCAAAACCAAATCTAATGAGCTGTTCTCGAATGATGAACAAGAAACACGTCTGTATAAGTTTCTGTCGTGGATTCATTCGAAGAAGCAACGTAAAGTCAAAGTGAAGATTGATCCGTGGGATGTGTGGAACGTTGATTCGTACACTAGCAATCATCACTCTACCCGCTCTTAGGTGTAAGCGTTCGTGATAGTAAACATGGATCACCTTTCACCAATGACGAAGATGTACCCTGAAGGGTCTGGATTGCGTTCGACTGAGGTTGCCCCAAAAGAAAATGATTGGGATACTGATTCTGCGCATGAAGCGCGCTGGATGTGGATTCTCTCTGAGATGATCTGGGCCTTTGAGCAACTCCAACCAGATTGTGATTGGGAAGATCAATATCATTCTGGCGAGATTCAGTTCATCTCCGAGGAGCGCGATGACGGCTTATTCGAGTTGAAACGTGGACCAAATGATACCTCTACATTCGACGTCGATGGTCACCGAGCTCATATGGATCGAATCAGAAATGGCCTTCGATTATTTGGTAAGTATTATCTTTCGCTTTGGACTTAAATTGAAGGAGAAATAGTGAGTGACTATGAATAACAGTTTGATTTTTGACTTTGAAACTCTGAGCACGAACCAACAACGTGGAGTTGTGACATCTCTAGCGATCCTCAACTATTCGAGTGATCGCTTTGTTGAAAATCCATATACGTTCAAAGAACTCTTTGATGCATGCAAATACATCAAGTTTGACGTTGAAGAGCAAGTTCGAAAATACAAACGAACAATTGATAAAGAAACTGTCGATTGGTGGATGAAGCAAGGTGAAGAGGCCCGAAAGCAAATTACACCATCAGATGAAGATGTCTCTATTGCAACTCTCTACGAATGGCTTCTAAGTAATGTCGAATTCTCTGGTCTGAAAAAGATCTACACCCGGGGTGGATCATTTGATCCAAACTTTCTCGAATCAGTTCTTCTTGAATGTGGAAAAGAAGTTCCACTTCAGTGGCGGATGATGCGGGATACGCGTTCGTTCATCGAAGGCATGGGTATGGGCATTCCGAAGTTCATCAATGATTTTGAGTTGAAGTCATTCAAAGACAATTTCGTTAAGCATGATCCACGGAGTGACATTGTCGCTGATGTTCTACGAATGCAGGCCATGACACGACTGATTCTTCTGGACGAGTGGGAATAGTTTACTTTTCCGCTGGACTTGATATAATAAACACATCAACCAGGGAGAATCATCATGGCGGCAATCAAAGGTCGGACCCTCAAACTTCGTGATGCGGCTGATGTTCAGAAGCAGATTGAAAAAGTGATGAAGAAAACCGTTAAGGGTTGCAATGTTGGTGATATCTTCCATGCGGAAGGTTTTGCTCAAATTGATAACGACGGGAAGTTCGCATCTGAACTTAGTATCGAACTGGAAAAAATTCCGGGTATCAAAATCATTAGCATTTTCGATCATGCCGGCGAATATGATTGGAAATCTGACACTTACCTTCGACCCTGCACGGCCGTTTATTACACACTGATTCCTTGCTAATTATTGTATAAACATGTGTTAAAAATGACTTTAGATAAATATAATAAACACAAGGAGTCATTAATGTCAATCATCTGTGAAATCTGTAAATTACAATTTAAAAATAATCGCTCGCTAGCAGCGCATATTCGTATTAAACACAAATTAACTAAAAAACAATATTATGATTTGTATATTAAACAAGATGGTGAAGGGTCCTGTTTAGAATGCGGAAAAGACACTTCATTTAGAGGTAATTGTTATTTAACTTTTTGTTCAAAAAAATGCCATTCTTCTAATATAGGAACAAGAGAAGCTTTGTCAAAAAGAGTAAAGGGTAAAAAACAATCAGAAGAAACAATCAAAAAACGTATACAAAATACAGATCAAAAACAAAAAGAACAAGCAAGAGTCGCATCGATGATGGAAAAACATGGCACATTATCCACAACAGCGGTAATGACGGAAGAAGCAAAAAAAGAAAGATCTAAAAAAATTTCAAATTTTCATTCGGGCAAAAAACATACCAAAGAACATCATGAAAAAGTAATTGAATCAAAAAGAAAGAATGGCACATTAAACCATACAAATGCAACTAAGCAAAGAATGTCAGATTCGCATATAGCAAATTATCAATCTGATGATCCACCGATGTCAATGTCTATCAATAGTAAAGGCCCTAATGGCAGAGGGCACGAAACCGGCCATATTAATGGTATATTTTATAGATCTTCGTATGAAAAAACATTTTTAGAATATTGTTATAATAAAAATATAAAAATTGAACCAGCATCAACTAAAGAGTTTAGAGTTGCATATAAAGACGAAGTGGAATCAAAGCTTAGAATGTATTATCCCGATTTCTATTTACCTGATTATGATATCATTATTGAAATTAAGCCATTATCAATGTTAGACTTTGAAAATAATGAAATTAAAATAGACACTGGAATGCGGGAACATTCGCTAGTTTTAGTTACAGAAGAAGAACTTGAAGATTTGGATGCATTTTTTGAGTACCTATCATGAACATTTTCTTTCTTGATTCTGATGTAAAAGTTTGTTCCAGAATGCACTGTGATAGACATGTCGTTTCCCAGATTAAGGAATACGCCCAGCTGCTATCAACGGCCCACCGACTCATCGATGGTAAGCAATCTGTAGCTCTATCAAAGTCTGGTCGGCGTCAGCAAGTTTGGACACTCACAGACTCAGAAGCAGATCAAATCATCTATAAAGCAACGCATATTAATCACCCATCGGCTAAGTGGGCTCGTCATTGCGCAATGAACTACACTTGGCTGATGGAGCTTTGGCTATGCTTGATGGACGAGTACACTCATCGTTATGGCAAGCATCATGCATGTGAGCGACTAATTCCTTATCTGTGCCAACTTCCGAAAAACATTTCGACAGCGAGTCCATTTCTGCATCCTTGGCGCGCAATGCCCGAGGAATTCAAGAAGCCGAAGACTGATGATAACTACGCGGTTGAATCTTACCGGGCGTACTATCTTGGCGCAAAGCGACATCTGTTTAAGTGGAAGAATCGATCTACTCCCGATTGGATTGTAACTGGAGTTCAAAATGGATTGGGATAAGCCCCCAACGCTACAAGAGTTCAAAAAGACTCTAGACGCGTATGTCGATGACACAATGAACATCAATGATCCTGATGGATTCATCTACTCTCACAAGATCAAAGGCGAAGTTGATGTTTATCTTGATGACGAAGATGATGACATTGCGTATGAAATTGTCGGTCTAGATTTAGATCAGCTTGGCGGATGCGGTTGCCCCGTTAGAATTGTCATTAGAATTAGACGGTGCAAAGATGATTAGGCATGGTGATGCACCCTATCTTGAATGTTCATCTCGTGGTGACAAGCGATTCTCGGCGTTCTATGCGCGTCTTAGATCATATGATAATAAATCAATTGAAGAGATCTATCAAGCGGCCAAAGTGTTCGATGATGGCTCGACCAACTTGACTTGGCGAGAAGCTAAAGGCCGGCGCCCGATCAATCTAGATGAGGTCAGGAGCCTTTACTCACGTTTGTGGGATAAGTACCTTATGGAGAATCCAGACCTTCTCCAAGTGCTTCTAGAGGTCTCAGGAGTGTCTGATATTTTTGGCCAGAAAGGACACCAATGCCAAGCAACTGAGCTTTGGAGAATTCGACTAGAACATATGAATCCTTTAACACAACTCATGGGAGACTAAATTGCCAACATACGAATTTCGAAATAAACAAACTGGAGAGGTCTTTGAAAAGATCATGAAAATCTCCGAGAAAGAGGTATTCCTGCTCGATAACCCAAATGTCGAATCATGGATCGCAACAGCGCCGTCACTTGGTGATCCAGTTCGGCTTGGAGTCACGAAGAATGACTCCGGTTGGAAAGAAGTTTTGTCCAAGATCAGTGAGCGAACTCCCGGCGGTAAAGCTCTACGAGACAATTCTAGCGCACAGTTCTGAGTCTCATTTCGGCTAAATAGGATAGGCATCTCGCCGTTTCTACAGGAGCATGTTTAATGTCACGTTCATCCCGCCGTCTTCGTAAAAGTACAAGAAATTACAAATTTGAATCAGACAACACTATCATTGATAGTTACACTCGAGAGACCGAGACACTACGATTCAAGGAAAAGTTTTCAGAAGAACGCACGGTAAAAAAGCTTGAACCAAAAACTGAAGCACAGTTTTACTATCTCGAATCGCTAAACAATAACACGATCACCGTCGCTACAGGTCATGCTGGAGTTGGAAAAAGTTACGTTAGTGCATATAGCGCGGCCTCACTTCTGCTGTTGGGAAAGATCGAAAAGATCATTGTGACTCGACCGTATGCTCATCTCGGTAAAGACTATGGTGCAACACCCGGTACCGACTGGGAGAAGTTAGAACCATTCTGTCGGCCAATGCTTGATACAATTAAGAAAGTGGTTGGTGAGGGTCGATACAACTACTTCGTTGAAAAGGGAATGATCGAGATTTCACCCCTTGAAAAGATTCAAGGTCGATCATTTGATGAAAAATGTTGTATTCTTGCTGACGAGTGTCAAAATGCAACTAAACCACAGTTGATTTCTCTTGTCACTCGACTCGGTGATGGTGTCAAATTCCTAGCTCTAATGGGTGATCCAAGGCAATCAATCAATCGAGGTGAAAATGCACTCGATTGGATTGTCAGATTCTTTGAACGAAATAAGATCAGCGATATTGGCATCTGCTATTTCACAGAAGAAGACTGCGTCAGGTCAGGTATTGTTCGAGAGATTCTTGTTGCTCTTGAAAGAGAAGGCGGATTCTATACAAGTCTATAATGTTCACACATATTCAACATGATCTACCATCACTAGAACAGATCAATGAAAGCAACGCTCGATACTATAAAACACCAACCGGAAAGAAGTACCCATCGGTAACGAGTGTTGTTGGAATTGAATCTAAAGCCAGTATTCTCGAATGGCGAAAGCGCGTTGGTGAGGAAGAAGCCAACCGAGTTAGTCGGCGAGCGGCCAATCGTGGAACAAAGATTCACTCATACTGTGAAAGCTATCTGAACAATGAAACTGTTGTTCCCGATCTCGTTGACTCGCTCGTCTGGAACTCATTGATCCCAGAGCTCAATAAGATCAATAACATTCACTTCCTTGAAAGTCAGCTTTGGGCAGATAAACTTCAAGTTGCAGGAACGGTCGATTGTGTTGCCGAATATAATGGTCGACTGGCTGTGATCGATTTCAAGACGTCTAGTCGAGTTAAGCGTCTTGAAGACATTCATAGTTACTTCTGGCAGACTGCATGCTATAGCTATATGGTATGGGAGCGAGTTGGTCTTGTTGCAGAAGATTTGGTCATTATTATGGGCTGCGATGAAAGTGATCAAGCATTGGTCTTCAAACAAAACGTTAAAAAATGGCTGCCAGAATTCATTGACATTAGGAAAACTTATGCGAAACTCTACAACTGTTAAAAAATCAATGGACTTAGAAGAGATTCTTAAAGTCAAACAGAACAATTCAAAGATGTTTGCCAGCAAGCCTCTTGCAACCTTTCATGAATTCTATTTGACTGGCAGAATTGAAGAAGCCGATGAATATGTTGCAATCTTTGACATGATTCGGCATGCGGGTGAAGATGACATTGTCAAAATTTACGTGAATAGTCCGGGAGGGGATCTATTCACCGCGCTTCAATTTGGCCGAGCGATTGGCGAGTTCTGCTGCAACGATCGTTGCTTNNATTTGAGGGTCAATGTTGTTCTGCTGCGACAGTGATCGCGTTAGCGGCAGACATGATCGAGCTATCAAATCACTGTGTTTGGATGTGTCACAACTATTCCTCTGGCGCGGTCGGAAAGGGCGGCGAACTTTTCGATCAAATTAGTTTTGAACGAAAATGGTCTGATGGACTGTTGCGGGATATCTATGATGGGTTCTTGACCGACAAAGAGATTGTGTCTATGCTCAATGGTCAAGATATTTGGCTCGACAGCGATGACGTAATGAATCGACTCAAGCGGCGTCACAATGCGATGAAACGTCAAGCAAAGAAGGCTATGAAAGAGATTTCGATGAGCCGAGAAGCGCCGAAAGAGTCTGATGATTAAATTTGTTTATTATCCCGTGAAAATGTGATATAATTTCATTATGGATTGAATGATTAGAGATGTTCTTCGATCCATAATGAATAACCAACTTCCATGATTATGCCAACTCCCGATATTTCGACCCTCACCATGAATCAACTTCTCAATCGTCAGATCGTCCTCGATCGATGGTTCACATACTTTCTTGATGAATTCTCCGAAAAAATGGAAACGCTTGAAAAGACACACCCAATCAATATGCTATACGGTGACAAATATAAAGAATATCAAACAATTACAAAGCAAATGAAACTATTGAAGGCTCGACAACATGTTTGAAACTCCAGCACAATTCTCTCTACATATCGAACAGTTAGCCACTACTGGTAAACTTTCATATGTTGACGCAATCATTCAGTACTGCGAAGAAAATTCTCTTGAGCCAAGTGATGTTGCAAAGTTCATCAACAAGCCTCTGAAAGACAAGATCGAGAATGATTTTCGTGAACTTCACATGCTACCCCAGGTCCCATCTCTCTTCTTTGATTGATCATGAAACTAACACTTATTGATTACAAAACAGGTCCCAGCATTAGTCGCGAATTTGTTTGGGTGAATCCCGCGAATAATGATAAGCTCAGTCCAACGTTCAACAATGAACACTCGGCCATTCTTTGGCACTCAGTGATGCTGTCTTATTTCTGCCCAATAAAGAACTGTTCTGCCCGCGCGTTTGAAAAGATTTAGGATTCAAGATGGATGGCTTTCGGGCATGTAAGCTCTATCTAGCGATCAAATTGCATTTCGAGTCCGATAGATATGACGTCTTTGAGTCAAATGGCAAGACGAATTATCTGCGTGATCACTACGAAAAACGTCGCGATAAAGGGATGTTTGAGAAATTTGCTAGAAAGTTCCCAACCGAACGAGAACTAGTCCAATTTTATGTTGCAAATTTTGCATACGGCAATCCAGATAAGATCTATAGTGGTGATGCATTCGACTATTATGACATCTGGATTAAACGAAAAGAATCGGCGTCACGAGTATTTCAAAATGATCTCTCGACGATTATGTCTAGTTTAGAGAACAAACGATTAACAGATGAAGCGTTTCTAAATTTTGATAAACGAGATCCAGAGCTTTTGTTACTATACTTAGGAGGACACATAACAGTTGAATCAATGGTGATTATTCAAGAGTTTGAAAACTACTTGGCGAAATGGGAACCGATGATTTTGTTATGGCATGAGTATTTCAAAAGAATCGAAAAAACGCGAAGATTTGTCAAGTTTGATAGAAATCGGTGTAGTAAAATTTATATCCAATTTAAAGAAAATTTAGCAGAGCTAAATCATGGCTAAAAAGCAAAAGACTCAGTACGAAGACGATGACTTTCTAACTGATCGTCGTAAGAAAAACCGCCCACTCAAGCATTCACGTAACATTCGTGGTGAAGGAATGCGAGTGATAAATAGTTTTGCCGAAGACGATGGCGGTGATGTTTTCGGTGTTATTGAAGATTATGACAACATGTCGTATACTTCGTTCACACAACGTTAATACTAAGGAAATACAAGTATGAATATTGAACAGCTACGCAAAATGCGCAATACCGATTTTAGCAAAATCTCAAGTGAGTTTGATAAGATCGTTAACCCAGAAGCAAAGTCATTTGCAGATGACCGTTTTTGGAAACTAGAAGTCGATAAGGCTGGTAATGGTACGTCCACTATTCGATTCCTACCTCGAACTATGAAGATTGTCGATGGCAATGAAGTAGTCGATGAACTACCATGGGTTCGAGTCTTCAATCATGGCTTTCAGGGTCCAACTGGTCGTTGGTTTATTGAAGACTGTCCAACGACTCTCGGTGAATCCTGTCCCGTAAACTAATATGCGGCTTTGATTGGTAACAATCATCGAAAAACCTCGTGAATTGCTGGAAACCCTAAGTTTATA